TATCCTCCTAGTTCCCAATACTTTTTAGTGTTCCAATATTGGAAGCCACCCACAGCAAATGGTGTACCTAATTTTATACTTAAAGTTTGAAACAAATCAAATAAACGAAATACCCAATTCCATCCTTTTTCAGTGATAAAAGGAACTGTTAATAAGTCTCCTTTAAAGTCTGATATAATGTCTAAAACAGTTTTATCTAATAGCATTATATCTGCGTCTAAAAATAATATATAAGGGGTATCCACTAATTTCGAACCTTCAAGGCGCGCTTTAGCTGGATACCCTCCTTTAATAACTTCTATTTTAATAGAATATTTGTAATCTATTTGAGCTCTATATAACCATTGTAATGATTCTTTATCATCTGAGTTATCAGCGATGATAACTCTAGTATTTTTTATTCCTTTTTGTTTGCAAATGAATCCTAAACAATCGTATATATTTATACCTTCATTTTTGCAAGGAATGACTATGGTAAATTGATTATTATCCACATGGATAAATATTACTCAGCTAATTTAATTGATGTTGGTAATGATTCAGTCATAGGCTTAAGATTTGGATTTTCAAGTCTATATATGTCGTATATATTTGTAAAATATTTAAAATTTACATCAATATTACTGATATGTTTTAGTTCCCATCCTTTACCTTGTATTTTATCTCCTTTTCCTTCACCTCTTGTATTTGCTTTTAACCAAATAATACCTGTTTCTTCAATTGGTGTATCATGAGTTTCATTCCATGCTTTAGCATACGCGGCTAATTGTAAATCATATGATGTATGAAGTGAATTTGATGTTTTAATATCTAATAACCAAATCTTTTCATTTAATCTTACAATTAAATCCGCTGTACCTGCGTATTTGTATTCATCAGAGAATACATGATATTCACTAACTATCAATTCTGGTTTTTGTGTATTCCAAAAGTCAGCAAATTTAAGGATTAATTTCCATACATCTAAGCTATACTCAGCTTTTCCATATTGATCTAACCAATTAATTTCTTCTCCTGCTAAAAATTTGTCAATAGCATTATGTACTTGGGTTCCTTCAAAAGCAGCTTTATTTGCTATAATTTCACTGTTGTGTCCTACATCTTTTAACCAATTATGAAAAAATTGATTTTTAGGAAAGTAGTTTAATACTGAAGTCACTGAAGGATAGTATTCTTCTCCGCGTCTGTAGAATCTACTATCTAATACATTTACTTGTTTGTCCCCCTCATTGTAATCTACAATGCGTTTAATTTTAGGGTCTTTGATTATGTTGGCATTTCTTTCTATCATGCTAATTCTAGTTTTTTATAAATTAGTTGTCCGAGTGTTAATTGCTCAGCTTCATGAACTAATTTGGTGAATTTTTCGAAACCCATGTCTGATGGATCTTTATCTTGTAAATCAATCAGATAAACGTCTTTACCTAAATTGAGAAGTTGTTCCGCGTATGATAAAGCATCTTTTAAGGCGTCCCTGTCTAAAGATACGTATACTGTTTTAACACTTGGTTGTACTAATTTTAACATTAATGCTTTTGGTATAGATTTACCTAATAATGGTACTGCGTTACGTTTAATTGCAATAGCATCAAATATTCCTTCACATAATATAACGGGAACATCCCAATTTATAAAATATTCTAGTCCTATTAATTCGTTTTTGTTACATTTTGGCGCATCATATTTCTTTTTAGAGTCTGGATTAATATCTCGGGCAATAAAGTAATTTAATTCGCCGTTAGCATCGTACGATGGTACGATAATTCTGTTGTTATACCTGCCTTCTTCACAATAACCTATATTATACTTCAATATATCCGCCTTATTGATACCTCGTTTTTTTAAATACATTAAAGCGTGTTTAGCGGCGATATCTGTGCGTGCGAGGTTAGTAAGTGGTTTGTATTCTTTAGGTAATTCAACTTTTGTTTTGTCGCTAACAACTTCTTCCTTTGTAGTAAACCCAAGTATTGATCGTAACTCAGATATTTTGTCAGGAACCGTTTTTATTTTCTTAAATAAACCTACTAATGTTTTACCTTTAGCGTTACATACCCAGCAATGCCATGGATTCTCTCCTTTTAGGTTAGGAACCATGTTTACTTCAAGTTTTAGTTTATGATGATTACAAAAAGGACATTTATAAGCGTAGTTATTACTACTCGTTTCTTTTCCTTTTCCTAATACACTGTTTACCGTATGTAGTAAGGCTGCATTAATCATAACCTATAATATAATGCATTATTCTTGAGTAGACAAATCTTTTCTATAGAACTTACCTAGTATATTATCGTTCATATATGAATCATTTTCTAAAACATTAAAAGCAAACAAATATTTTGTTTCGTAGTATGTTAATTCTTTTTTTGATTTACATAAACGTAACACCATTCGTGTTAATTCAGTTTTAGGTAATGATTTTACTTCAGTGTTGGAACCATAATATGTTTTCCAATCACTTTCTTTAATTACTGATTTTTTAGTTGGTCGTTTACCTCTAGTTACTGGTATTTCAGCTAATTCTTTTTTACCTAACTTTTTAGTTGTGGTATGTTGGAATGCTTTTTTACCAATATACGAGCGATTTGACTTTATATGCATTGTTAAATACACATAACCATAAAATTCTTCGATATTAAAATTGGGATCATTGATTAAATCCTCAACATATAGAGGATTTTTTGTTTGAAGCATAACTATATTTTATTTTATTAACAAGTTGTACCACACTCACTATTTGCGGTTAAAAGAAGACTAGTTCCTATATCTCCAGCAGTTATTGTATAAGTAGCAGGTGATAATACTACAGATGGATTACCTAAATTACAAACTGCATCGTTTATAATTCCTGAAACAGATGCTTTAGCATTGCTTCCTCCATATAAACCGCCGGTACATCCTCCAGTACCTACTTGTGTGTAAATAATATCTCCTTCGTATACATTAATATTACCTGAATAAGAAGTATATTGTGTAGTGCTATATATGTTTACTACTGCGACACCTCCGTTTACAGTTATAAAAAATTCACCTGTAGGAGCATCAGCGTAAAAAGTCCAAGATATACTAGCGTATGCTGGGGGTGATGATGCTGGTGATGCTGCAGGAGAAGCTTCAGGTGACGCTGCGGGTGACGCTGCGGGTGACGCTGCGGGTGATGCTGCGGGTGATGCTGCGGGTGACGCAGCAGGTGATGATGCAGGTGATGCTGCGGGAGAAGCCGCAGGTGATGCTGCAGGTGAAACAGGTGGTGTTACACTTGGAGTAATACTTATTGATGGTGTTGGACTAGGAGTAGCATATGGTGTTCTTGATGGTGAAGGAGTTGGAGTAAAATAAGGTTTTTCAATCCATTGAGTATCAAACTTCACTAAAAAAGTCATATCTGTGTTAGCAGATATAGGTGTTGGAACAGCCATTTTAGCTACCGCTAATAATTCTTGTTTGTCATTATATAAACCAATTGTAGTAACATATGGTGAAAATGATGATGTTCCATCTGATGATATAATAGAACCAGTAACAAAATCTTTTAATATACCGTAATAATTAGATCCACTTATTTCATAAAGTGTCTCACTACCTGTTACTGATGTAGTTCCTGATCCACTCATATAAGTGTAAGGATAAAGTGATGCTTGAGAACCTGATAATAAAGTTGGGTTATAACTTAAATTAAATTCATAGTCCTTTATAGTACATTTAACAAAATTCTCATAAACAACGTGGTTGTTTTTGAATTTTATTTCTGTAAGATTTATATCTACGGTTCTTGAATTCATTTTAAATTATTATGGGTTCTGATTACATATTATACTACACAATGAAGAACAATTCTTAGTACCTACTTGTGTTATATTAGTTATTAATGATACAGTTTGTGATATTTCACTAGCTACAGTAAATATATAACAGCTATCATAGTCAAAATAGTATTTACCATCTGCTACAGTTATTGGGTAAGGATTTGCTATAGTTATACTTTCTACCCAATTACAATATCCGCCTATACATTCATATCTATCAGCGCTATAATAATAATAAGCAGGTGGACTAGATGGTGGACTTGGAGGTACACTAGGACTTACAGGTATACTTGGTGTTAAACTAATACTTGGTGTTAAACTAATACTTGGTGTTATACTTGGTGTTAAACTAATACTTGGTGTTAAACTAATACTTGGTGTAACGGTAGGTGTTACTGTAGGAGTAATACTTGGAGTTACACTTATTGTAGGTGTAGGTGTTGCTGATATTGAAGGTAAAGGACAATAAACTGTATCATATATAGGAGCAATATAGTCAGGATCACTAATACTGTTTGTTTTAGTGATACCTGTAGCAATACTATTATCTACATAGTATTGTTCTAAGTTTGTATATGCTTTATATCCTGAATTCATTTATTATAAATATTTTTATTTTATTAACAACCTATTCCTGTAGTAGTGGTAATTGCTGATGAAACTACATACCATATAGTTCCACTAATGTCTGTTACAAATTCATATGGTGCGGCGTTAAATAATGTGTCTTCTAAATACAAAATTTGTCCAGATAAAAGACTCATATCTCCACTTGAACCATAAGCTGTAGCTATAGATGAATTTGAAATATAAAAAGTTATTGGACCACTTGAACAAGGTTGTGATATATTAAATCCATATCCATATACAGTAACAGCACTACCTAAAGTTGGAGTTGATGCTGCTGGTGATGGAGCAGGTGATGGTGCAGGTGACGCTTCAGGTGACGCAGCAGGTGAAGCTTCAGGTGATGCCGCTGGAGAAGCTTCAGGTGATGCAGCAGGTGATGCTCCAGGGGAAGAGGCAGGTGATGCCGCTGGTGAAGCTTCAGGTGATGCTGCTGGTGAAGCAGCAGGTGAATTAGGTGGTGATACAGGTGGTGTTACGCTTGGAGTAACACTTGGAGTAACACTTGGAGTAACACTTGGAGTAACACTTGTTGTTGGGGTTGGAGAGATTTGAATACAATATGGATCTATACCTCTACAAGCTGTTTTTCTTATACTACTTGGTATAACAGTTAATATAGCAACGTTTTGTTCGTAAAATATATTACCAACTTGAGAACCATTTACTAATGTAGTTCCAATAGATGAAATAGCACTACTTCCGCTATAAAATAAATTATAATTTCCATCATCATATATCTTAAATGTTGATGAACCTGTAGCGAAATAAGCCTCAAAAGTAGTAGGTAATATTTTTTCGCTAGTTAAATTTTTAGGTATGTTTAAAACATAGATAGTAGCATTAGCACCTGTTGGAAAAAATTTTACAGTATCTAAATTACCTAATTCAACGTGTCCTCTAAAATAAGAGGATGTTGTTAGTGTACCATCATTAAGTAATGTATTTTGTCTTGATGATGTATCAATATATCTAGGTAAAAAACTAGGATAATAATTTAAATTAATAGAGTCGTAAACTAATCTATCATATTGACCATTAGAAATATACTCTGAAGTTGGATCAAATATTGATCCACTATGATTTACCCCTATGTTAACAGTTATTTTATTAGTAGCAAAAGACCCTGAGGTGATATCCCAGCTTTTGTTTGCTGTATATGGTACTACGAAAGTATCAGATACACTAAGTCTTTTATACACATTTGCTGACATGGGCGTAACATTAGAAGTCTAATTTAACTCTTAATAATAATTCTTTAGTAAAGTCTTTTACTAATGGTTTGTTTAATTTAGCTACTGCTAATAAATCACCACTATTATTATATAAACCTACAGTTGTAATAAATGTTTGTGGGTTATATACTAATTGAGTATAAAGTAAGTTACCGTTTGAATCTATTACTGTTGGGTTAGTTGTATAATTAAATTGATTATTTTTAACACGAGTAAAGAAATAACGTGATGATATTGTTTCGTAGCTTTGTAAACTAAAAGCTGGTGTTGATGGTTTATTTGCAATCATATCATACACCATTCTATTATTAAGGTTATAAGATGAAATTGCAGAGAAGAAAGTAGCAGCTTGTGATGAGCTATATTCATTAAATATAGCACCAATTCCTCCTAAAGCACCTGCTGGTAAAGCTAATGCTCTTGGATTTAATATAATTAAACCTTCATCAGGAATAATCATACCATATGATCCACTTGGTGTATAGTTAGAAGAAGATGGAGTAGCTAATCCAGTACCTGAGTTATAAGAACCACTTAATAATTGATAAACACGAGATGTACCAACATAAGTAGAAGTTGTTGTAACTGAAGAATCATCTACTAAACCAATTTGACTAGAGCCACTCTTTAGAGTTAAGTAAAAAGAACCTGGGTTGAATGATTCTTTAAAGCGAGATCTAGCTACAGATATAACAATGATGTCTTTTGATGCGTTTGTAGATGAACCAAAAGTGAATGAAGTGTTTTCATCACCATAGATTAATGATCTAAATTGACCATAAACATCTCTAGTTGGTGTTTTATCAGGTACTAAAGCATTAAAATAAGCCGAACCTGAACCACTGATATGACCATAAGCTATTGAGAACTGATTCTCAGCAGATTGAGTAACAGCAGCATCCGAAGCATACACGTTAAGGAAAAATTTTCCTTGACTTGTAGCTTGTTCTTGGTTTGACCAACTGTAAAAAGTATTTAACGTAGTGACATTATTGCTCCACATAGGAGCTACTATAGCATCAGAGCTAAGTACTTGGTCATCGTTTGCGTATGTTCCGAAAGACATATTTTAATTAGGTTTTAATTAATGTTAAAGGTATAGTAATTCTAGCACCACTATCTCTACCCATCACTGTGATAGTTGTAGATATTGAAGCACCTGCTATAGCACTTGTTGGGAATAAAGTGTTAATTGTTGTAGCAATTAAACTAAATGAAGTACCAACTTGAGTAGCTGATAAACTAGCGCCACTAGCATTTGGTGTTGGAGCAGTGATGTTTAATCCTGTTGTGTCAATACCAGTACCAGTGAATGTACTTAAGAATCTTGAATCTCCCACAGTCATTAAGTAACCTGATGGTTCAAAAGTTGAAACAGCACCTAGATAATTTAATGTTTGAGGAGTAATATTAGTAGCAGCAGCTTGACGTAATGAAACAGATGTAAATCCTATATTCAATACAGGTAATTTACTTGTACCACGGTTAAGTGTAACTAGCTTATATTTCATAATTTGTGTTTCATCCACAAATGCTTCTAATAAAGGCATTGATTCAATTGCTTCTCCAAAGAAAGCAGATCCTGATGGATGGTTTGGATTGTATAATGTGTAATCAATCTCATCATCAGCTAAAGCAAATTGAGTGATTTGGAAAGACCCGTCATTACGAGCTAACAATTCACGACCTTTTTTTGTTAGGACCGCATCAATTGTTACATACTGGTTATTTAAATATGCCATTTGTTAATGTTATTTTATATAAATATATTATTGTTTCAGAACTGTACTAAATATCTTACTCTTCAATTCACTTACTATGTTTCCTACATTTTTATCAATGTCAAGACGTAAATCAATGTTTTTAACAATACCTGCTGATGTTTGTCCTAATGCTTTTTCATGGTTAATAATCACGTTTGTTTCATCTGTTATTTTTCTTGAAAACACATATCGATCAATTTTGTAAGGAGTACCACTAGCTGTTACCTCATTTTGTACTTCTCTATCTAACTTAAATGCTATAACAGATCCTGTAGTATATGCTTCAAGAATAGTATACTCATTTTCAGGTCTAAATCTGAGTGTTGGTGATGTTGCTGATTGTAGTTTATCAAAACGAACAAGATCACCAGGATTTAATTGGAATGGATAATCAAGAGGATAATATGAGTTATATTCTTTTAATAAAGCGTCTACATTAGCATTTCCTGTTGGAATAATACTAGCAGACATATAAAATCCTTCTTTATAGTGTGCAGACATTATTGCTGAACATGATACTATACTTTTATCAGTAGAATTTACTGTTAATTGAGGAGCACCATCTGTATCACTATACACAAATATACTATCAATACCTTGTGTTGGTCTAGCAGTTCTAACTAATGGAGGTAGCAAATATTGACAAAGTCCTCTATCATGTCTAAAATGTCCTGTATAATTTGGAGAACCATTTGGTTTCCTAGCAGGAATTAAAACATCTTCAAAGCTACTGTTTCCTAAAGCAACTGGAAGTTCAACACGAACAGTAATATCAAAAGGTAAATATCCTGATGGGGATGCTCCTGGGTAATATTCAATATCACCCTCAATACTTGATTCAACACTACCCCAACTTACAAGAGTACGAATACGAACACTATTAGGTACTACTCTATAATTACTAGATTGTAAATATGGATTTGTAGAACTACCTGATGGTAATCCATATACTTGTCCAAAACTGCCACTATTTACTTTCCATAATGTTGGATAGTATTTAAAACCACTAGCGAATATTGTTTGATTACCATCTAATGATTTTTGATGAGATGGAGTTTGGTTATCAAATAAAGCTATATTTGCTACTTCTCCTGGTTTAAAAATACTTTGAACTTGATATAAATCAAAATATTGGTTTTCAGTTACAGTAGCATAATTACGTTGAAATAGTTCTATTAATGAACCACTTTCATTAATTAAATATTTTAAATATAAATTTGTACGTTCAGGAGCACATATTAATTGGGAACCTGTAGCTACAGCTTCTGAAAAATAACCAAATTCAACAGAATTATCATTGATAACAGCATTTTTTCCTAATGGTCCTAATATACCAAAACTATAATCTGTACTAGGAGTATAAAAATTAAAATTTGCACTTGTTGTTCTAGAACCAAAATATCTTGGTCTAGTATGGCGAGTATACTCGTAAGTAAAATCCTGAATAGAGTATGGTTCAAGTACTTGAATTAATTTACTTCCACTAGTAATTTCAGTTACTTTTTGTCTTATTGATGATATAGGATAAGCACTAACATTATTAAATAATGGATTTGATGAATAATTCCATAATGAACCTGAGAATGAACTTGTATTATTTGGAGCAAAATGATTATAAGGATCTGTATTTCCTGATATAAACAACCCATGATAATTTATAGATGTACCTGGTAATACTCCTGTAAAGAAATCTCTAGCATCTGATGTTAGAGTTACTTCTCCTAAATTTCCTTGGGAAATTATTGGGTATAATGATTGACTATAGTTACCACCATTACTAGCGCTTATAAACGCTGTATCAATTGTACCTTCAACATCAAAATGAGTAAATGTAGGTTCACTTCTATATATAACAGGTCTTTCAAGTAAGTGTGGTTTAATAACTATACCTGTAGATAAATTAGTCCTAGCAGGTGTAAAGTCTTTAAGTGTTCTAAATAATGAATTATGGAAGAATTCAATTAAACGAATATAATCTTTATAATTATAACTGTTAACAAATTTCTTAAAGAATTCATTTTGAATTGGTTGTAATTCATAATATGATCCTGTTACAGGATTACCAATAATATCGTCTAAGTTATAAGATGAACCAAATGCTGCTATAATAGCTCTATCTATCTCATCTTGAGGAGATAAACTTGCGTCTAATAAATGTATATCTTTAGTTACAGGAACTAAATCAGGTACTACAATACTCTTATTAGGTAGTAATTGAGTACCATAAGTACTTCCGCTTATAACTCTAATTTTATCAGTTACTGGGTTAGCATATCCTGAGTTTGCAACGTCAGCATAGTATGTTTCAGTAAATGAAGTATAGTTATTTTTATTTGGGAAACTAGCAAATGAAGCAGTAAATGCTTGTGATTTTTGATCAGGAGCTACTGAAGCAACACTTGAAGTTAATGTATGGTTGTATGTATATAAGTTATTTCCTAATGGCCATCTAGCAGCTAAATCTGAAAATGAAGAAGTGTAAGTATTACCTTCAATTGATTCAGGATTTAATACATGTGAGTTAAATACATCTTCATTTAATTTATAAGACCATAATCTTACTTCTTGAATTGAACCACTAAATGGATAAGAGCCGCCTCCTAATTTTATAGTACCTTGAGTGTACCATAATGAGTTAGTAGCAGCAGTAGTGGTTGTTAAACTAGCACTTGTTTTATGTCCTACCTCTCCATAAACATTATTTTTAACATAAATGTCATATGTTTGAGAAGTACTTGTCTGTCCTATTCTTAAGTTAGGAGTACGTCTTTGAACTAATACACTATACCAACTAGTATCACCATCTGAACCTGTTGTAAATACAGGTATTGTAGATGAGGTAACTACTGTTGTACCTAATTTAAATTGAAAATAACCAAAATTACCTACAGTATTAGCATAAATAGAGTTATTAGATCCTGTATTAGCGTATAATAAATCTAATTTAAAATTAGAACCACTATAAAATAATGATTGAGTAGTAGTATATGATGGGGATGCTTTAAATCTAAATTCAATACCATCAGGTACTATATCTGTATAAGTTGTTCTAATAGCACTTTGTGAAACATAGTTCCAAGGAATACTTATATTATTTGAGCCTGATGTTTGTAAAGCATAATTGAATCTATCATATTCATATTCAAATGAAGATGTTATTTTATCTACACCACCATACTCTAATGAACCCATTATTGTAGTTGGAATACCAAATATAGTATTTAAATATTGATTGAAACGAGTTGTACCTTTTGACTTTAATAATAAAGGTAAGTTACTATATAAACGTTTATAAATTTCTTTTTGTTGGTCTTGTCCTGGTATTTGGTAGTTAGAAGCACTAATTAATGTTTGATAAGAAGCTACTTGTGGTTTATAAGTACCATCAGGGTTTACACCATATAAGTATTGGAATTGATTATTACCATCTTGGTCAGTGTATGTATTAACACCTAAAGATTGTAAAGCAAAATATACTAAGTCTTTAGATATACCTTGATCTAAAGCATTTTTAGTTTGATATAAGTCAGTTATAGCTTTAATATGAATCCAAATATCATCAAACATTTGTCCAATTGAAGCTACAAACTGAAAAGCTAATTCATTATTATCATTCTCTGATATGTAACCAGGTAAAGCATATAATAAATAATTTTGGTTATTATCATCGTATAATGAAGCAGAATCATAATTGCCATTATACCAAGTTATAGCTTGAGATGATGTTACAGAGTAATTCAAATATGGTTTAGTACTTGTATACTTAGGCCATACTGATGAACCTGTTTCAAAGTAAAGATGTTGTTCCCAACCATCAAAACTTTGGATTGTTGTATTTATTTTATTTTGAAACTTAGCAGCGTCTAAAAGAGCTGTTGGGTTAGTTGAAAGAGCATATGATGCACTAGCTGAAGTGTATAATTCAATATTTTCTAACTTATATTTAAATCCTTCTAAACGACGAGCAGCGCTTGAGTAATGAACAAAATTTTCATAGTCATTATAATCAACGTTAATAGAAAAATTAGATGCGCTTAATTGACCAAGCAACTGTTGAAGTTGAGGAGCAAATGTACCTTGGAATGTAGTAACTTCAGTAAAATTATAATAAGGAGTAGGTCCTACTCTTAAGTTATCCAAATCTAAATCAAAATTAGGTCCACGTAATGATGGTGAAACTCGTTTAACGGGTTCAGGAGTTATTTCAACATTATATGCCTGTGGATTAGATAAAGCATCGACAATATTTAATGTATCATTTACCTTATATTGTATAGGTAATGGATTTAATAACTTAACTAAAACAGATGGAGAACCAGATAATGTTGAAGTTAATGTTTGATTATTTGAAGGTCCTGTTAATGTTGATGTAGAACTACCTAAATCAAAAGCTATATTAATACATGGTAATAATTGATTTTTACCAAAGTTTAAATAAAATTCTTTAAAGTAAGGATTAGATCCTCTTTCAGCTATAAAGTTATTTGTATTTGTTTGAAATTGAGATGGAGTAACATTATTACTATATAATCTAATTTCAGTTCTATCCTTAGATATTTCCTTAATAAAAATAGATTTAGTATAATCTAGTATTACTTTAGGTCTAAAAATATTATAATAAACATTATATTTACCGTAAGTTATACCTAAATTAGCTAAATCAGCAGCAGGATCAAAAGTAACTTTTTCAACACTTAAACCTGCTTGTGGAACTGTATTGCTAGGTACTTTGTAATTAGCAAAAGGAACAATTGAATATAGATTTTTTTCAGCAGGATCAGTAATATGTAATTCTATATAATCCTCAGTGTTACCAAAGTTTCTAACCATGTTTTTAGTAGGAACTAAAGTAGAAACAGATCCTGATAGGATATTATTGTTTAATGATATTTGGGTAACTTTTGTTGACATAATTATAATTCTGCTATATCTCCAGGGTTAAGTTGGGATGATTGTAAAATTTGGTTTTTCAATTCAGTATTTTCTTGTCTTAATAATGATATTTCATCTTGAAGATCTTGTAAAGATATACCTAAGTATTCCATACTTTTATAAGCTATACCTTGATGAGAATCATTAACACCATCTTTTGGTATATCGTAAAATAATGAATTATAATCATCAAAGAATTGAGCTATATCATTTTTTTGATTAGCGGTACTTTGATTAATACTAATTGATTTAGCTAACTGATTAAAGTTAGTATCAATAGTATTATTAAAACTATTTAAACCGTATATAGTTTTTTGTATATCAACTTGTTCAGCCATTATTAAACTGTTTGTAATACTTTAAAATAATAATCGTCATCAAAAATATAAGTACCACCGTCAATGATAGACTTAATTTGTATTTTATAATAACGTTCTGGTTCTAACCCATTCATATACATTCTGAAGTAACTACTTGTTGTATCAGCACTTAATTTAGTAGCTGAAGTATCAAAATCAACTACTTTTAGATTTGTATTTAAATCTATAATTGAGTAGTATGAAGCAGTTGGTAATATTTTATTGTATGGATATAATGATGTTTGTGAATAAACTCTAGCGGGATATTTCTCTCTAGCATATACTCTAAATTTCACATATTCAGTATCATAAAATACACCTTTATTATTTGCAATAGCAATGTTTATTTCTTCATTAGGTATAGTTACCGCTGAACCTGTGTTGAATGTACTATCATTCCATTTAAACTCCAAACATGGAGGATAAATAGTGTTAGTATCTCTAGAAAAGAAGTTAAATGTATATTGATAATGAGGATCGAATTCAAATGAGCCTGTACCAGTTGGTGAAGGTGCTGTGCTATTCATTACTATAAATCCGTTATTATTAATAACGCTTCCTGTCCACCATCCAACAAATTGAGTTACATCAACATTAATATCTTTAGTTGAGAAATAATCAAATGATTGTGTAACAGAAGAGGTATAATAATTACCACCACCTTTAATAAAACCAAAGTAAGAAGCAGTTACGCCTGTTGGTAAACTTACTGTTGACCATGCATTTGTAAGATTTGCTGTTCTATATTCCCAACTAGCTCCATCTACAGTTTCAGGAATATTATTAAAACGTCCTGTACCCATATCCCAACTTTGATATACTGGATGTACTTCAATGTTGAAGTTAGATGGTATGCCATCTACGTTGGCGTTATATAATTTAAGAGATGCTGTAAAATTAGCGCCTGATTTAGATACTGCTTCAGCAATATCATCATTATCAAACTTAATTAAAGCACGGCTAGTAGAAGACGAAGGGTATAAGTATGGAGCATTCTTAGATAAGTCCAATATGGAATCTAATCCTGCGTTTAAGGCTTCGTAATCTGTATAGATTGTTGTATCCTGTGACGGAAATATTTTGTAAACACCCATTTATATTAGTATTATTCTAGTATAAATATGGAATGTTTATAGAGATTAAGCTAGTAAGGCGTGATATTCTTTAAAGTGCTTGATACGATCAGCTAAACCAATAGTACCACCATTAACACGTTTTGTAATTTTAGTTACAACCACATCAGAAGCACCTTCATCAGCTATTTTATGTAAGCCATTCTTATTAAAGAACCAAGCTGCTGATAATAATGCATATTTGTCTGCTACTGCTTGTGGGTTTACAGTCATATCTTCATTAATAGATTTACCAAATGCTGTGTAATTATCTTTACCTGTTAATTGAATATAGCCACGGCCACAGAATTTAGCGCCATCACCACTTGCTTCAGGACCATTACCCATTCTATTACCATATACTTTATTGGCAATTTTTTCAGGCTGTCTAGCATATGATGCTGCGGCGGCTTCAGTAGGGAAATATTTTTTAAATGTACCTGCTAAACCTTTAGCACTATAGTTTAAATTTTCTTTTGTTAATCGGAATCCACCTGACTCATGACCACATTGAGCTAAAAAGTGAGCTAAACGTAGTGGAGTATTAATTTGGAATTTTTCCATTACTCCTGGGATTTGATCAATTACTTTATCAGGAACATGTCCTTTTAATTTATTTAAGTCCATAAGTTAATTTTTAGTAAGTTACAATGCGGCCATAAATATCAGTGTCAGGATATCTTACTTCAAAAATCATTGGATCTAATGAAGGATAAACAACACCTTGCTTTGTAGCTGCTGATATATCATAACTGTATGGAGAATAATTACCTCCTGATAGATTTTTAATTTCAACTTTAATTACTGATTGAACACCCTTAACAGCACCTATTAAGTTATAAATGTCTGAATATATAATTGGTTGATTAATTTGCCATTTAGCTATATCAAAATAATTTTTTAATTCATTAATACATTTAGTTAAAATATCTTGAGAGTTATAGGCTGGTAATACTGTTATGTCAAAATTAACTTTAATATTAGCGTAATAAGCGTCTTTAATTAATACAGCATCACTCATCATTTTTTCATATGATAAGTATGTTTTTAAGTTTTGTTTTATAACATTAGCAGCTGTTGTTATTTTACCATCTATATTATTTGATAAAACATATACTGAAATTGCTAATGGATTATTAGTAATAAAATTTTGCTTATCAGAATCATTTGCTACTAAATAATCTTGCGCTACGTAAGCTTTACTTATATAACCATATTTAGCGGGCATAGATAAAGTACGAACTAAATAATCAGCTTTAGTTACATTTCTATTTTGAGTTGGAAAGTTAGCTAATGCTTGTAATCTTATTTGTTCTGTACTTTCACCAGGTCCGCCTCCAGATGATGGGGTTGCGTTATTAAATCTAACTGATCCTTTTACTATATTAAGTAATGCGTTATCTAAATTATAATCATTAATATTAATATTAATAACATCATTTAAACCAATATCATCTGTTGGTAAATTAGTTTCACTACCACCACCTACTAAATAAGTTACTGTTAAAGTTGTATTAGCAGGAGCGATACCATATTCATTTGTATATTGGAAGTTTGATGGGTCATAAGCCATATTCATTTTACTTATACCATCTACTAAACCTAAACCAACATTATCAGGATTAGGGATAATTGTCTCATCAGGAACTGAAGTAACGCCGCCTCCAAATTCTAACGTAATATTATTATCATCATTAAATCGTGTTGTAAAACGTCTTTGAACCTTTTTTAAACGTAATAAAAAACGAGCGTTATCATCATCATTATAGTAGTTGGGTTCATTAACAGGTAAGTTAAGTGACTCATCAAACACAGTATCCTGTGCTAAATAAGGTACTTCAATCCATTGATTATTATCACTATCTACTATACTAATTACTTCAATAATATTAGATTCATTGATAGTAACAGTAGGGAATTGATCAGGATTACCAAATGTGAAAGTAGTTGTTTTAATTTGTCCTGATATTGCTTTTACTTGTTTTTTAAGTAAATAATATTGTGGGTTAGATGTATTTGTAAAATATTGATAAACTGAATTATCAGTTGGATCAAATGAAGATGAAAATTTAAAATCAACTAAATCTTGAGTTATGAATGTAATACTTGGATTTGATATTGATTTAATTGTAGCATTTTGATCAATTCTAGAAGCATACCTAAAATCTGGTTTGTAATTAGGAGCACCATCAGAAGGTATTAATTGGAATACATCTAACATTACTGTAGATGTTGTAGTTACTTTAGGTCTATAACCTAAAGCATATGCTAAAGCAATAATATTCTTTCTTTCTTGAGCGTATAATAATAATGTTTCTTGTAACTGAGTATCAGTATAAAATGATAATACATCACCTACATAAGCAGCCATTTCCATAAACATGTTACCAGGAGCAGATGGACTGAAGTCCATATAGTTGTTTTGGAAATACGTTCTAGCGTAGTTAATTAAATCCTGCTTTAACGTAGTAAAGTCTTTATCAAAATATTTTATATCTGGTTGGTTTGCCATTATTGGTTAATTAAATCGGTGGTTGAAACATTTATCACTAATGTATCAGGTTGATTACTGATTGAATAGTCTATTGATATGTTAACTAAATTCTCATCAGAAAATTTTTTAACATTAATGTTATTTATAATAATATTAGGCACATAAGCGGTAATTTCTTTTTCTAGTCTAGCCGCTATTGAGTCAAATGTTGTTGTTGGTTCAAATAATGATGCTCTTAGGTCTCCACCAAATTGAGGATAAAAAAAGCGCTCACCTTTATTTGTAAGTATATAATTAATCAAATTAGCTTTTACTTGTTCTTTAGTAGTAAAAGTTTGATTGAATACATTAGTACCATTATTAAATAAAACATTAATACCAATACCTCGTTTTTGTCCGACGTCTTGTGGGTTTAAAGTATATGTTGGTCTATTTAGCATTAGATTTGTCCTTCTTGTTTCATTTTAGCCATCAGGCCAGTAAAATCAGGCACAACATCTATTCTAACAGCATTAATATCTCCTGCCGGTCTTGTATTAGCAAGCATTTGGTCTACACTTTCTACTACCATTGGTTCGTTTCCGTACGCGTTTCCTCCGAAACCCATAGCATTTTCAGCTTTCATATCAGCTACTGTTCTCCATTCACCAGCATTTGCTGTTTCATTTAAAATTTGGTTCAAAACATCATTGCTAGAAAAGTTCATAGGTTTTGAAGGCTGTGTAGGTTTGGCAGGTCGTATTGACTCGACCATGGAATTTTTAACAACCGGTTTTTTGGACTCTGCCACTACCGGTTTAGGAGATGGTGTCTCTAATAATAATCCTAGCTCTTCCCTTACAACAGCTTGTACTTCTTCACGTACAACTTTTCTTAATAATTTTACGAATGTATCCGCTTTCATGTTAATAAATATTTTATTATCCTAGTATTTGTTTAATTTCGTTAAGTAAATCACCATTTGATTTAGTTTTGCTAGGGGCTGTTTGAGTTATTTTCAATCCACTAAAAGAGTCCAAAGCTTGGTATTGTCTAAAGTTATTAGGTAATGTTACTAATTTTAATTTATATGATTTACCTAATTCACTTATATAATCTTCTTCACTAGGTGCTACATTCTGTATAATTCCTGTAGCAGAATCACTAGATATATTACCTGATGGTAAGTTTGGTGCGACAATAACAAAACTTAATTGGTTTAATTTATTTTGTATATTCGCTAAAGTAGCTAATAATATAGGTAAAAATGCAGTAGCTGCAAGTAACATTGATTGTGCTAATTCTAAATCTTTTTCAGCTTTTTCTAATTTCTTTAATTTTTTAATAATATTAGGAAATTGAGTAGCAGCTGCTGGTTTAGCAGGTGCAGGTGAAGCAAAATCAATTGATGTAGCTGTTAATTGAACATTTAATAATTTAGTTTTAATCGCTATAAATGTTCTTGTAAGAGATAAACCTAAATTTAAAACACGAATTGTATTTTGTAGTAATGTTATTGTTGTTTTTAAAATTTTAACAATATTTTTCATATTGCTTATTTTTTTATCAAAATTTCTTTTATGTTCTAAATAATCACCAGCAACAGTAGGAGTAAAAGTAATTGAGTATTCACCAGCACTTACATTACCTTTATCTACAAGTTTCTTTTTAGTTGATCTAAGTAATGTTTTAATAGATGAATTAATAATAACTTCTGATGTAAAGAAACTTGCTATAACAGGAGCTAATATACCTGCTAATTTTGCTTTATTTTCTCTTGAATTTGTTTCAGATTGATCTTTTAAATAACTTGCCTGATCATCAATGGCTTTTTTAGCATTATCTAATTTTTTTCTTTGTTTATCTTTTTGAGCAGTAATAAGGTTAGTATTACTATTTAACTGTTCAGTAGTTAAAGTTTTATTGTTTGAAGTTATATTAAAATTATTTGTACTCATTATATTGTATATGATGTATCTGATTTAACATTGCCTTTAGCTTTTAACTCTGATTTTACTATTGCTAATTTAGCTTTTAGAGTGGTTGATGCTACAGCTAATAATGGAGAAATAAGTGGTACAGATGCTGTAACCATATCACTATACATTTCTATAGCGGACATTAGATCATTTAATGTTTTTTCTAAAGAATCACCTTTTACTATTGGTTCAACAGTTCTGCCTTTTGAGTTTAAACCAAATTGAACTTTAGGAGCGTTAACTAAAAACATATTGTTTTCATCAGTACTATTTGTAGGACCAACGTCAACTGTTACTTTTTCAGCAGCTGATAAATTAATAAATTGAGCTGAGGTAAGTATTATACTATCTTTAGATGAGTTAAATACTAATCTATTTGATGATATAAGTACTTGTTTACCACTATATTTTCGTATATCTTTAAAATCAGTCATTATAAACTAGGATTATTTGTGTAAAAGGTTTTAACTGAACCTATACCTGTTAATGAATAATCTGATCCTATACCATTAGTTGCGTAAGCACCACCTGTATAAGTTGATAAATCACCTATATATATATTTGTATTGTTTCCACCGGCCCATGCTCCCCAGTTACCACCTATATATCTTTTTAAGAATTTTATACTTCTTCCAGCGTTACATTCTAAAGTATGTAATATCCATCCTCCTTTACTTGAATTTTCAACATATAAAATAAATCCAATATGTCCTTGAGCCCCATTACCTACTGTAAAAACAGCTCCTTTATAAGATTTTATTTCATTAAATTTAACTATTCCTGAATCAGTTAACTGACCTTGGGTATTAAAATCTGCTCCTACTACAAAAGCTGTTTTAGCACCTGTAAAAGGTTTAGTGGGTACTATATATGAAGATGTTGAACAAGGAAAACCACCACTTTTAGTAGATTTAGTTTTTAATTCATCTGTTGTTTGGTTGAATGCTAAGAAAGCAAATGATAATCCACTAGCACACCATAAACTTTTACGACCATATATTCCATTAAATGGGCCCATTTTATTTCCTATAGCTACCAATATTGGATTATCTGTAGGTGGGTTTGTACAAAGATCAGCTTTTTTAAATTTAGGTAATGATGAATTATATATCGCAGGAGCATTCTCAGGATTACAATTAATTAATATGTCAATAACATTATTTGCTCCTGTTTTAGTAGAAGCTACTGCTTTTAATATATTATCATCTTCAATAGCACCTGCGGCAGCTAATATATTTAAACTAGCATTTAAATTTACATTTCCTCCACCCCCTGTACTAGCAACACCTACACCTAAAATAGCTGTTTTAGTTTCACCTGTTGTATATTTTTTTTCATTAGTTAAATCAATAACAGTAATACCTGATGTATTAACTAAATCATCGGTATTTACACCTGATTGTTCTGATACAGCGTTAGAATTATTGTTTAATCCTATTATTACATCTTGTTCACGGTTAGGTAAACTATTAAAATCAACATCATATATACCTTCTTCCCCAGCGCCTATAATTAATTTATCATCATTAGCTGCTTCTTTTATTATTTCAGCTGATTTTAAATCATATACTGGGTTTTTATCGTCTGGGGCTTTTTGTCCTTGTGTAAGTACAGTAGCGGAAGGGGTAGTAGTTACTACAGTAGATCCTTGCAATATGCTATCTATTTCAGCGGCAACAGCTTTCACACCAGGTGTGTTAGGTCCTGGATGTGTTTTAGAATAGCCAATAGCATTTTTTAAAACAGAAGCAGGGTGAGGTACAAGATAATCCTGTTGAAAGTCACCATCATCACCTTCCCTATATATAAGTTCTTCAGGATATATTTCTGTGAACTTATCAGCAAATTTTTGAGCGTCTACTTCTGTTTTGTTAGATACACCACCCCAACCCCAACTTCCTTTTATGATATAAAGTTCTTTATAATTAGGGAAAATAGCATGTAATTCTATTTTTATAGCTAACATATTTGTTATATTTGCTTTAGTTACTTCAAATCCATTATTAGTACCTATACAAATAAAAATTATATCAATTGATTCTGGTTTTAGTAAATCATTTTGTCCTGATTTTCCTATATATGTATTTTTTGGTTTTTTCTTTGATTTAGTATCAGCTAAAAGGTCTATAAATGGAGGAGAATCACCATTAATACCATCTTGAGTTGATGATAATGCTTTTTCTAAACTATTTAATCCCCATCCTGTTTTCCAAAACTCACCATTTTTTGTATCTGGTGCTTCAATAGTAATTAATAAATTAGGTGTTTTTACATTTTGAAATATATCAGGTACTTGACTATCACCTATAAGAAGACCTATACGTGGTTTAGTAGGGGGAGGTGCAACAACAGGAACAGGAGTAGGTTCTATAATTGAGGTTCTATTTTCATTTCCTACAGGTATATTATCTTCTAAAGGTGGTGATTGTTCACTATAAACAAATATTCCATTTGCATTATTAGGAACAGTATCAATATAACCATTATATCCTTCTGCATTAAGATTATCAACTGTCTCACCATCAGTTTCACCTACTAAAGCTTTAAATCCTTTTGTCATTACAATACCTCCACCATCAGGATGTATCGTTTGGATATCTCCTGGTTCTATCTTAGGGTAAAATAATTTTTTATCTTCAGCCATTAATTAGTTGTTACTGGGTTTGTAAATGTTTGTGATTTGGTAAAATCAGCTGTAGATGTTAAAACATTATTATTGTTAGTATTAGGATTTACATATGGAGCTTTTACTCCATTCCATGCTAAAGCATCATTCGGACTATCAAATAAATTAAGAAATTCTAAAGCTTTTTGACTTCTACTATATGGTTTAAATTTAGAAGAAGGATCTTTATAAACTGCTACTCCTTTAGTACAATTATAACATACCTCAACACCTTTAGCGAATGTATAAGCTAAATATTCAGATCCACTCATTCCATCACTATTTGTACCTGTTGGGTTGTTAGTTACTTCTTTTAACCATATTTGAAAATTAGCAGTAATTTTTGGATCGAATAAAGCATCTAATTGTCCTTTTACATCATTAGGTATTTTTCTAAGATCAATTCCTTTACCTGAACCATCACGTGAACCATTCCATTGAATTAGACCAAAACTTTCTAGTCCATTTATATCAATCCAACCAGAAGTTGGGTTTAAGCCACTTTCTTGATACATGTTACCTAAAATAGCTGCTGTTGCTTCTTTACTTAATCCTTTTTCTTTTAAATAATTCTTAATATATAAAGCATTATCTTTCTGTTGTTGGGAAGTTAAGTTTAATTTAGTTGGAGGAGCATATCCACCATCACCTGATGAGTTAACAATAGTACCACCAACATTAGAGTTAGAATTTATTGTTAATGAGTAAAATGTTTTTCTACCGCCAAATTGAGCTGTATCATTTTCATCAGTAATTATAGGAGCGGATATTAATATAACACTTGCTCCTACTGGTGGAGGATTTGATATATTAGGATCAAAGGGTACTGCATATCCTCTTTTAGTAAAACCATATTGGTTATTTAAAGAAATATACTCAATACTTTTGTCAGCAAATGAAATGGTAACTCTACCTAAACCTGTATTAACAAGACCTGAGTTGTTACTAATAGAAGTATTAGTAGTAGCTTGAGATCTTCTGTTGCCAGAAGTAACACCTGTTCGTATAGTATTTTCTTTACCCATTATTTATTTTCAAGTTGTTTTACTTCAATATTATGACCAACATTACTAATTTCTTGATATAATAATTCTTTATCGCGCTCACTTAACATACCATCATCAGCAGTTCCACCATTACTATTCATACCACGTTGAACAATGCCTGCCATTTTAATTAAGGCGTCATCATTCTTAATTGCTAATTCCATATATTCCTTTAACAAAGGAACAAGCATCATCGCATCACCTGGCTCCTGTATCATAGGTTTCAGTTGATCGATTAATGCTTTGATTTCCTTTTCCTTACGGTTGGCATTTTTATATATGTCCTCAAGTAAGCTCGAAAAGGTTTTATCTTTGAATAAAACTTGATTAAAATCCATATTTACGTTTTATATAAATATGAGGAATGTGAAGAGTTAGATCGACATGGTAATACGTCCGTGTTCATAATATTCGTTATATTTCTTAACATATACTATTTTCAAACGTTTAATGATCTTAGTTATCTGAGGTGTTGATGCTTCAGTCATTTCCTTAACATAGATATATAATGCTTTTTTATTAAAAATATCTAAATTTTCGTTTTTACGGAATAACTCTAATATAGCGTCAGCTATACGAGCATCATTTTGTTTTGGAAATAATATAAATAAATTGGCATCTACATACTTAGCAAATTGTTGTAGGTAAGATGGTAATTGATCTACTTGTGGTTCGTTACTAGTATTTACAATATCAATTAAAATTGACTTATCCTCATCAATAGCCTCAACAGGTGCTTTATCTTTTAGCTTCTTATAATTAGCATTGTTATATAGAATAAGATAACGTTTAGCAATAGTACCGAAGTAACTAAATGCTTTACCTTTACTTTGATTATATAAGTGTAATTTCTCTAATAAAAAGGCCACCACCTCATGTTGGAGCTCAGGGATAGTATCCACTTCCGTATAGTAAAACTTAAACGTGTGAATGATATTTTCAGCCAGTTTATGAAATGAGTAGTTAATTTTTTCATTAAATATTTTATTTCTAGTGTCTTGATCTGTACATTTTAAATACTCAACAATAGCATCTTCAGTTTCTTGAGTGAAGTAAATGTTAGCCTTTTTAGGTTTACGTTTACGGACAGTCCCTTTCTTCGTTAATAATACTTCTTGTTCTTCTGCCATGTTTAAACGTTCTTAAGGTAATGGTTTAACGAATCTTGTATGTTTTGTAAATTACGGAAGAAGAATCCTATCTGATCATCTGATTTAAATGCTTCAGTTAACTCAACAGCGTTAAGTTGTCTATTTGATTCATCAACAATAGCGGCTACACTATCAATTACAATTTTTTGTTTCGTAGCGATTTGTTCTAATTTAGCTACTTTTTGATTTAGGTTCCAAACAATGTATCCAAACACTGTTAATACCCATAAAATAATTGAAATAATTCCTAATATCATATATTTTTCATTAGTTCGGCTAAAGCAGGATTAGACATAGATTTTAATGCTTTTTGCTTCACAGCCGAGTTGTTTTTATTTAATTTAAAGTTATTATCTTTCTTAGGTGTTTCTTGTTTAGGACCTAATAACTTAGGTAACCATTCCTTTTCAAATTCAATTCTAGCTGCCATTAAATCTGCCTGATGTAAGACATATACAAGTGAAGTACGAGGTTTAGTTTCAGGTGTGAAACCCATTAAATAAGCCTTATTTGATTCATCATATAATCCATCATGAGTTCTGATAGCTATCATTTCGTTTTTAGTAGGTATAATACCATTACTAAGTAACAAATGTAAACCACGATCAGGAACAGTCATATACTCTAAACGATCATTAAACATATAAGTTTCATTTAGTTTATCTCGTCTCCATTGATCTGTCTGTTCAATGTACGCGGCGTTTTCTTCATCTCCAAATTTACCTAAGTCATGATTGATAGCTGAGAATACTAGTTCCTCAGTTGTATAAGTATCTATCATTCCAAACTCATGCCATACAGTACTGAATGCTAAGGCAGCGGCTACTACTCTATTTACGTGGTCGACATAACCACCTGGGAAACAATTATGATACTGAGATTTATGAGACGCAGGCATCATAATGAAACGTTCCTCATGTTTAGTATAAAACTCAAGTAATAGTTGTTTACGTGGTTCTGAGATATATAGTTCTATGTTAGATAGAAAATTATCCCAATTGTCTTTAATTTGTTCTGGTGTTAACATAACTTTGATTATTTTAATTTTACTCTTCAGAGTTGATTAATGTTCTAATTTCTTCAACTTTATTCTTCAGTTCACTAAGCATTTCCTTAGCAAGTAAGATAGTGAAGTTTGGATCTGAGAATCGTGCTCCAAATCCAACCAGCATATTATCAAGTTGGTCTAATTTTCTTTCTACGGGTTGTTTATATCTCATTGTATATATTTTTTAATTGTGTTTACCAAATGTGGTATTGTATCGAATGTACGTAATTTATCTGTGGTCTCCAATTCTGTTTCACCAACAATAACAATTGTATCTTGTTTAGTTTCAATAAACACTATTGGGTACGTCTCCGTTTTATATTCTTTCTCTACACTAGTAGAAAATTCATCAAATTTGTTAGCATCAATATCGACATAGGCTATTCCGCAACTGTCTAATTCACTTTTCAACCAAATGCAATAATCACAGTCACTTAACGTTAATAACCTTACTCCTACTCCTCCATTCATTCCTTTATTAATCATTCTAATTAATTTAGTGCTCTAAAAAAATATGGAAAAAATCCTGGGATTCCAAACTCCTTGTTGAGGTCATCCAAACTTTTCCATCGGCCTTTACCGGGGATTTAACGGGGTAAATGCTATTATATAAATATATATGAACCATAGGAGTTAACCGTTTAAAGTGGGGTTAAGTCGGTATTAATGACAAACTCCCAACCCATATCGCAGGGTCAGGAGTCATAGTAAAAGCAACGGACCTGTATTATTTAGTTATATACTTAACTAATTCTTTATTTAACATCATTAATTTAAACTTATTTGGATTACTATTGTAAATAGATTTAACCATATTATAACAAACGTCAGTTGCGAATATTTTCTCTGTTACAATTTTACTGATACGTTCAGTTAATGGTTTCTCAACTGCATTATCCTTAGCATAGAACTCTAAATAGTTAGCAACCCTAGTACCTAATGTAGCGGCAATATCTGCTCTATAATTCTTATCCTTCCCAACTAAACTCTTAAGTGTGTTCATAACATATGTTTCATCTTGGCTCATGATGTTTTCAGGTGAAATCATCTTATCCAATTTATTATTAATGAACATAGTAAACAAAGTACTAAACTCACTACCAACACTACCTTCTCCAATCATTTGAATTAATGGTAATGAATCCTCAAACGATTTAAGTGAACTAATACTATTAAAGAACATACTAACACTTCTACTGTTAACTTCTTTAGTAACTAATTCTGGATGCATCAACATAAAGTTAATACAACGACCATCTAGTTTAGCTTGTTCAGCCCACTTACCCCAACATTTAAGATCAAACTTTAAATTAACACTAATAAATCTCGTTTTTTGAGCGTTATCGATACTGTTAACTAAATAGTCTCCATTATCAGGATTAGCGGTTAATATGATATGCCAATCTTTAGGTAACTTCCAACTAATATATTGTTGACGGTCAATTAACTCCATTACAGCTTGAATGAATCTCATATCAGCTCTATTCCAGTCATCCAATAATAGAATACCACCATTTGTTTTACCACTAATCCATTCAGGTGGACAGTAACTCATACGATTCAAACCTGTAGCTTCATAACCTTTCTTACGATAGTCCTCAACTGAATTTTCATCTACCCATTCACTTAACTTTTTATCTTTCATTTCAAATTGACGAATTGGAAAACCTACTAAGTCACCTATTTCCTCAATTTGAGCTAAGTTTAACTTAACGAAATTCAAACCTAATTCGTCTGCTAATTGGACGATAGAAGATGTTTTACCAATACCACTATCACCTATAACTTCGGTTGATACCATTGGTTTATTGTTTTCTTGTAGATAACGGTTGTTATCAATAATGTGTTTCAAAAAGTCCTTTAATTCGTGGACATTTAATGATACAGTCGCGTTTTGTTTTTTACTTGTCTTTGCCATTTTTTACTTTTTATTTATAATTAAATTTATATACTTAACTAAGGTCATTCTATTCCTTTATCATCAAGATCATTCATGGCCAACCATACTTTCATTTTCAATTGAAATTTATTTTTGATGTGGTTATTATCTCTTAGAGTCTCATACAATCGTTCTTTCTTTATTTGGTTCTGTTTATTCCATTCATCAGCCGTTTCTATAATAGAAATAGCCATGACTGCGTCATCTTCACTTGATGATTGCATCATTATGGTCAATTCATCAAATAACTCTTTATCAATAATTAGTTTCTCTTCCATTATTTATTTTAATTTTATCCCATGGGTAAGGAAGTGGACTATAATTTAGTGATTCTGAAGTTGACTCATCATCAACATATAATGATTGTTCACGATCCTTATCTTGTCTTTTATCCTCAAAATGAAAACGAACACGATGACCACCTTCAATATTACTGAACACAGCAAACCTTAGTCCTGGACATTCATTCATTAGGTAATTTACTTGTTGAGTAATAGTTGGATTTTCAAAGTTAGCATTGTTTAATAATGTTAATGCTATTCTAATATCATCTATATTCCAACTTGTAAGCATATCCTTCAAGTTGTAAATTTGGTCTTGATCTAAGTCGTGTATATTTTCCATTATGATTTAATTTGAACTTTAGCGCCTGGTAAATCCTCATTAATACTTCTTCCTGAACAATGAACCCATAAAGTAGGCTTACATGGTGTAGTATTAACTGAACACTCACCATCAGTTAAGTAAATTAAGTTTTGGAATCTATCTTTATGTTCCCATAAGTAATCTAATACAGGTTCATAACTTGTACCTCCTCTACCTGATACTTTATAATCATCACTAAATGATCCTTTATACTCATAAACATTTCCTATTTGAGCATCACATTCAATAACAGTTATTTCAGTACCTGTTTTATATATGTGATGGATTTCACTTAAAAATTCTTTCAAATCATCTTTAGAAACTGAACCTGAAGTATCAATAGCAACTAATGTATTCTTTCTTTGTTTGATTTTAAGAGCTGGATTACCATAGAAACGTTTATTTGGTTTACGTCTTGTTTTCTTAGTAAATACTTTACTAGCCATACCATTAAAACGTCTTAAATAAGCTCTCCAATCGATAACAGCTTCTTCACTTACATATAAACTATCAATTAATTCTTTTAACTCACCCGGTATATGTCCTCTTTGTTTTTGTACTTGGTTAGCAGTATCTTTTAATTGATGTTCAATTTGTTTCTCCATCAATTTCTTTTCTGCTTCATCCATATTCTCATATTGTTTCCAAAACTCATGAGACGCTTTAACAGTTACTTTAGTACCGTCTCCTAAAGTTATTTCTCTAGGTTCACCATCACCATTAGCGGCTTTAGCAGCATCTAAATACTTAGCAACATCACCATCTGGATTTTGTTCTGCTTCCTTTTTAATCAGTTCATAATACTTTCTAGTACCTGCTTTTACAGGTAATTTTAATTCAGCCCATGGAGCATGATCAATTTCTAAACCATCCCATGTTTTATCTTTATACTCGTCTTGAATATATTGATTAATTTCTAAATCAGCAGCTACGTTCAATAATGTTTTATCTTCATACTCATCAAACATTTGTAAGTGTTTAAATGCAATATGTAACAATTCATGTTTCAAAACAGCTACTTTACAACCATCACCTAATGTCTCCCAAAATTTAGGACTAATAACTAACTTAGTATTAATACCATCTTTAGCAACACAAGCGGTTGAGACAGCATCACTTAATTCTTTATTTAAACCGATTAGGAACAATCCATAAAACGGTTCACGAAACATTAATGTCTTTGAGTGTTTGGCTATATCGCCGTGTATATTATCTATCATATTATTTATTTTATACTAAATTTACTTCTTGAACCTCGGTTGAAAAAACAATATCAACTAAAGATTCAGCAGCTGAATTGTTTAATTTAAACTCGCGGTTAATATTATCTAATAAGAACTTCTTAACAATAGCACCTTCCTTACCCGTTTTAAAGTTCTTTCTCAACCCAGTACCAAACGTTTTCCAATCACGTTCCCAATATATACCTTTTGTTTTAAGTAGTTTTAATAACGCTTTTAAGTTGGTATTATTGTTAGTATAATAACTTGGTCTGAACCTAGTTTGATAAATTAATTCATTCAATAAGAATGAAATTGATAATATTGTACTTTGATTAAGTACTAAATTAGACATCATTTCAAAACCTAACTTAACATTAGAATCATCTTTACTAAACAGCATATCACGAAGTGTTTGTAAATATTCCTCATCAAGTTCAATTCCTTCTTTATTTAACTCAACAAATAAATCCTCATCAAATACAATTTTCTTCTTCCCACTTATAATATCACTTATATTATCAACAATAATATTAAGTAAGTCAACTAATTTTTGTTCTCTATAAACACAAAGTAAAGTACCTTTAGTTGTGTGAGTACTATTGTTAAATAATTGCTCTAAACTACTATCCTTAAACATATCCTTCCAATTACTCTTATCTTTTTCTACAAGCCAATAGTTGTTTCTATCCTTATATGAGTTAAATTGTTTTATACAATTTTCCCAATTACCACCATCACCCCAAAGTCTATGACCGTTTATAGCAGCATGTTCATTCACAAAATAATGTTCATCATAATCTAATTTCTTAATCAAGTCTAAAAACATACCTTTATTCATTATGAATATATTAGCCATTTTAGCTCTAGATGTTTTCTTTAGTTTTTTCTCCTTAATAAACTCCTTTAATTTGAAACGAGGTATATCACTTGCCTTAGTAGCATAAATAATATCTTTACCTCCAATTTGAATTGGATCTGATTTAGTGATTACTTTAAGTGCTTTCTGTAGTTGGATACTATCTTTCTCATTAATGAATGAGGTATTATCACTCCAGTATCCGGCTTGTCTAAATCCTTGAATTGTTTTCCCATTTTTATAATATTGGGTAAATCTTATTTTAGTAATACTATTCAACATAAATTTTATTTTTTATACATTAATGCGATAATAACAAGAACCATTA